ATGTATTCCAAGAGTTAGGCTCATCTAAAGCCGCTGCAATAGTAGCTCTGAGCGTTGTAATGGCCGCTGTCATTATCCGACCATCGTGTTCGGGTTTGTGTATCCGGCAATAAGTCCGCGGATCTTACCGATCATTGAGTTACCCATACGGTAAGGGCTAGGGCTAAATCCATCGATTGATACGCCGCCAGTCTGTGAGACTTGGCGAGCTTGGAAAATGTCTACGGCCAAGATCATGGCGGCCTCGCGCACACTCGGCGTAGTCGCGTATGTGTTTGTCTTTGTGTCTGCTCCTACAGCTGAGCCGTAGGGGAGCACTCGCGTAAAGTTCGCGTTAGCAGCTGTCTTAGCAAATTGAATAAAGCTATAGCCGTTAGGGTAATTAGATAATCTATTATTAAAGGCTATGGATGGGAATTGAGTAGTGGTACCGGCTGACCATGGAATAGTGCCTGTAATTGTGTAGGTGCCGTTAAAGGTTGAGCCGCATCCACTCAAGGTTACAGAGTCGCCAGTACTAAAGATTGCAGGGTTAGCAACCATAACTGTAGCTACGTTATTTTGTAGAGCTGTGCCTACAACAGGGGCAGAGTCAAACCATAAAAACTGGTTGAGTAAATCTTGTGCAGCCTGACAGCACGTCTCGACAATATCGGACGAATACAAATTCTCGATACCGAGGTTAGCTCTTAGCTCTGCCTCAGTTACGTACGTTGCCGGCACTTGATTACTCCTTTACTTAATAGGGCCGGTAGGGCTCAAAGGGCTAAGAGCCCTACCGACTATTAGGGTTATTCCTTAGGTGAAGTTGTAACGGACAATTCCCTTAGGCATCTTGGCGATTGTTGCCATGTAGCCATAAATCGCTACCTGTACCTGTAGGTTGCTTACAACGTTTACTGACATGTACGCCTGTGGTGACTGATAAACAGTAAAGGCCTCAGGTGCAAGGATTACAGCTGAGTCATCTACAGTTGTAGTAGCTGCAAAGTTTTTGTCTACGTATAGATCTAGGCCGAGCACGTTACCGCGGATCGAGCCGGGCTGTGTTAGTCCGCCAGCGTTCATAGGTTGTGAGCTTGAGTAGATTGGTCGCCCGGTTGTATCTGTAGCGCCGAGTAGTAGCTGCCATTGTGAGCCGTTAGCAATGTAGTTATTAGCAAAGTAACCTGTAGCCTCGTAAACAAGACGAGCAGCTTCAGATGTGTAACCAATAATACCTGCGGATGTAGCGGCCTGTGCTGTCGTAGCAACCTGACCAGCTGTAATTAAAGCTGCTAATACTGTTGTATCAAGAGTCTTTAGGTAAGCATTTTGTAGCTGAGTAGTTAGCTCTGAGTAGAAATTTGGATCTGAGCGCTCTAGTAATTCTACAGAGATAGTATTCATACCTGAGTACTTATTGACTGTACCTGTTAGATATTCTGTAACCATACCTGTATTAGCAACGGCTCCGGCTTCTGCCTCGACTGTTACAACAGGTGCTACACCGGATTGGCCTCCGGCGCTAGTTACGAGTGAGGGCACATTTATAGTCATCCCTGAATTTGGCAAAACTCCGCGGCTGCACGCATCGATAGCAGGTGTACCAAAACGTGTATTTGTTGGAAATTCTGATAGGTACTGAGTAGGTGAAAATGCAGGGTTTGTGCTAAAGCTGTCATCTGCGGCGGTTACGTAGAGCTTTGAGTCCTCGTTACCAAGTGCAGCTTTAATTTTGTGCTCTGTGTAAGCACCCATTGAAGTAATAGGTGTACGTACTCTTTGAGAGTCTAAAACGGATGGACGGATAATCTTACGAGCGGCCTCGACCTTTTCAGCCTCGACCGGTGTATCTACCGGTGCATCCGGTGTATTTTCTGGGGCTGTAGTCACAGCTTCCTCGCTTTCGGTTTCTGTTTCTGTTTCGGTCTCTACGATCGTCGTAGAAATCGTTGTTACTTTTTCTTTTGTGCTTGTAGCTGCCTCGAGTGCTGCTCGAGCCGCTGCAATATCAGTAACGGAGGCGCTAGAAAAGGCAGCGCTCTCTACGAGGCTTACCTCTTTGAGGACAGCCGCCGTAACTAACAGGTAGTCACCCATTGGCTTAGAGGCCGTTACATCGACCCCTACGGATAAGCCACTTACTAGGTTTTCCTGAGCTAGTACGAGCGCATCTTGTCCTCGAGTGCTACTCGATAATTTGAAAGATCCGTAAACGCCTTCGGTTGAGTCGCTAAAACTAATTGCGCGACCTACTGGCTTATCTTGTTGATGCTGCATAAGTAATTTAATCTTTGTAGCTTCGGCGTAAGTGATTGAGCCGCGCTCAAACATAACCGGGCCTGCACTTGTAAAACCGATCTCGTTATACGGTGCTACGAGTCCGGAGATCATCCGTCGCTCTGTATCGGCTGCTTGTATTTCTTGACTAAACGTTAGTAGCACTTGTATCTCCTAGCGGTGTTAGTTGCTCCATTTGTCGAGCTTGGTTTACATCGATTAAATCTAGACTTAGCATTTTCTCAATAATATTTAGTCGCTCCATCGCATCTGCACGTAAAAACGAGTCGTCTACCGCGAAGCGCACCTGATTTTGAGAATTTGTTATGTCGTTCATGGAGAGCCTGTCCTCAATAGCACAGATGTACGGCTGTAGTGAATACGCCATAAACTCTTTACGACCGTCTAAAATATTTTGGTATGTCATGCTGTTATTCATATCGGCAGAGATGTAATAAGCCGGTACGTTCATAGCGCGAGCGATCTCTGTAGCTAAGTATTGAGATGCCTCGTTGTACATCATGTCTTTAGGACTAAAACCAATATTTTCTACAGTCAAAGTAGAGGTTAAATACGCGGTACTACGTGAGGCACGACTCGCGCGCCAAGCTGCTAGTAATCCTTGTACTTGAGACTCGGGTAGGTCTGCACCGTTATTTTTTAATACTGTAGTAGCCATAGGTGTAGCTGCACTTACAGCGCTTGCTTTTTGTATGTCGTATGCAGCTCTAATAGTTGTACCAGCTGTATCTAATACTCCTGGTGTTAAACCTTGGAAAGTTACAAGAGATCCGATACCGCCCATAGGTACTTTAATACCATCGACAAAATAATCCTCGATCTCTGTACCAAATTTATTAGTCGTGTAGGTAACGCGGTTATTAGCAACCCACTCAAAGCCGCTAGGTCGTCCATCATCTGCATACAAAGATGTAACACGCCAATAAGCGCATCCGTAAAATATTAAACTATCAACAGTTGCAGCGATAGTAACGCTGCGTGGTTGGCGTAAATCCGGTTGCTCTAACCAAATAGGGGAGCCTAACTTTTCGCCTGTTGATTTTTTGTATAGTGCTAAATCAATACCTGAAATAACTCCGGCAATTAAATTACGACAACGGCTAACGCTAGCAACCTGTAAAGCAAAATTACGATCGATACCGCTTGAATTAACACCGTATGTAGTACCTGTATTAAATGATCCATAACCGTAATTAGTTGCCATTACGGCAGGTGCATACTGAGCCTCAATAGTCGGCTTATCAGCTGACTTAAATCCGAGAGTTTGTAGTATTCCCATGGAGGCGATTTTCTCAAAATGTCAAGCACCAAATCCGATTACTCTCGGCGTGTCTCTATACGTAAACTTGAGCCTGACCCATCGGCTGAGACAAGATATGTACGATAAACGATAAATTTATGGCAATATCTACGGGCCCGGCAGATTTACGCCGGACGATACGCCAAGACGAGTCGCTTTCTTTAGCTGCACAGTTAGCCATGTGCGCGACTAGCTCATCTTGGCCACTATGCACAAGGCGCTTATTAGCCAAGGCCTCGTATAGATCGCCGGATGCTTGATAACCCTTTTGCCCTGATATATCTGTTACCTGTATGCCGTTTGACTCAAGGCGTTTAGCTATAGATGCCGTCGTGTACTTGTCGTAAGCCACTTGCCGCGGATAGTAAATTTTTGCCCATTTAGCAACGGCGTTAGCTACAAAGAGCTCATCAATAGATACATCACTATGAAAGATCTCTAAGACAGCTACACCAATACGGCCATCCTCGAGGACTTGGCCCATACACAATGAGCCGTCTCTACGACTCGGGCTTACGTCAAAGGCAAATATAGTAAGCGGCCCCACCGACAATTTTAGATCGCTATCTGAGGCATCCTCTACGGCCATGTGAGGCCATGGGCTTTGAGAGCTCGAGATCCATTGACAAAGCATCTCGGTCTTTGTCGTCTCGACTGTTTGAGTGCTTACGGCCTCGGCTAAAACGCTCTCATCGAATAGGTAGCCAAGGGCCGGATTAGAATAGGCCCATCCGCTACGGTCTGAGATGCTTGCAAATTGAGGAGCGCTGTACTCGTAAAAACCAAAAGTCTCAGGAGGAAAGGACATAGCTCTTTCGCGTAGATTATTAAGGACTGTGCTAAAGGCATCTCCGGCGTTTGACGTGTACAGCGATTGGCTGTTCATTTTTGCGCGCGTGGTCGGCGTGGCAGCTCGAAAACCCTCCTCTGAGATCTCTCGTATTTCATCGATATACAAGAAAGAGGCGGTACGACCACGTGAGCCGTCTCGAGTAGCTGCGACGACATCAAGCCTATTTCCATTTTTTAATTCTATGGACTCTGTGCCGTTAGCGTAACGGATCTGCCTTACCTGCTTACTGAGCTCGCTAGAGCCCTCTATCGCATAGGCCACTTGCCTAAAGGTGTCTAAGGCCATCGATCTATTAGAGCTCATAATAAGCACATTAGGGGAGTCGAATAAAAACATGTGCCCTAGCATCATCATGCGCGCTAAATGAGTTTTACCTTGCTGACGACTGGTCAAGCATAAATTACTACGCCTGATAAACATATTATTTTTATCTACGGTAGTCATGTCACGAATTACGAAATCCTGCCAAGGTAAAAGTGGTAAACCAATCGACTCAGCTAATTCTGCAATCTCATCGCCGCGATTAGGGCCCTTGAGATAGGGACTATGTAGCCGAGGCTCAGTAGCCCCCACACGCCCCGGATATACCTGCTCCAATTATTTATCCATCCTGTTTAGTTTGGCCCACACAGGGACCAATAGGGACCGTTGAGGTGGTCATCGGGGAGGTATAGGAAAA